GCCTCCGAAAGACGGTACGTTCCCGTATATTCAATTTGGCCAGACTGTAGTGACTGATACCTACGCGACGGGCAAAGAGATCATCGCGGAAGTCCATACGTGGTCAACTGCCGCTGGACCCCATGAGATTAAGCAGTTGCAGCAGACTATCAGAGGTGTGCTCGAGAAGTGTTTGCACGACCGCGGCGGCTTTCATTTTGTAGCCATTCGCGAGAATGATGCGCGTGTGATTTTAGATGTTGATGGTGAAACGTGGCATGGTGTCCAGCGGTTTAGGGCGCTCGCTAGTGCTATTGCTTAGGAGTTATTTTAATGGCTGAACAGTGCGGCTCTGCGATTGTAATTTCATTTAAGGAATCCGGCGGTACGTATCGCACCGTAGCGGGCCTTCGCACTAAGAGTATTTCGTTGAACGCGGAAGGCGTAGACGTAACGAATTCGGATAGTGTCGGACGTTGGCGGCAATATCTCGACGGGTGCGGGGTACGATCTGCCTCCATGAGCGGCGAAGGCCCTTTTACGGATGATTTGGGCGCCAATGCGGTGAACGATGCTGTGATGAATAACGCCAATCGAGACGCGAAGATTCTAATTCCGGGTCTCGGAACGTTTGAAGGCTCGTTTAAGGTCACGCAGCTCGAATATTCCGGAGAGTATAACGATGCCGTCATGTTTAACATGACGCTCGAGAGTGCGGGCGAAGTTGCGTTTACGGGCGTATAATGTCAGCAAAGTTTACACTCGGCGGGCTAAAGCACGATCTCCGCATTGAGTTGAAAGATGCGGAGAAGTTCGAAGACGCGACCGGCTTAGGGTTCATGGAGCTTCTTGCGACGTTTGTCGATAAGAAGACCGCGACCACGTCGCAGGTTCGGGCTGTGCTTCGCGCCGCGTTCGCGGCGAACGGCAAGCTCTATTCCGATGACGAGATTATGGGGATGATTGAGCGCGATGAAGCCGGGCTCCCCCTGGCCTATGCGTCTGCGGGTATTATCCTTATGCAGCTTGTGCTTCGGCCGAAAGGCAATGACGCGGGAAAAAAATCGCAGCCCGCGAAGGCGCGCGGGGCTCAAGTAAATTCCCACTAGATGAATTTATCGGAGCCGGCGCAATAATGGGCTGGCTCCCGTATGAAACTCTTAAGTGCACAAATTGGGAGTTTTGGGCGGCTTGGATAGGATGGGAGCGCTTTAACTGCATCCCGTCGAAACCGGCTCCGATGACACACGCCGAAATCGACGCAATAGTTCGAGAGTACGGCCAGCCGGATGAGTGGGGAACTAGAAAAACTACTAATTCGCCTAGAGGCGGATACGACTCAGCTTCGGCGGGCGCTCGCGCAAGCTGACTCGGCCGTAGATCAGTATGCGGGCAATACGGATCGTAAGCTAAGCGGTACAGAGCGCCGCTTCGGAACCATGGCGCGCACCGTGCGCGGTGTGCTCGGCGGTATGGCTTTAGGCTTCGCCGCCAAGGAAGCGGTAGATCTAGCGGACAAATACACGCTTATGAGTAACCGCCTGGCCGTAGTTACGAAATCGGCGCAAGAATTGGAATACGTGCAACGTCGTCTCTCCGACATTGCGAAGGAATCGCGCGTTGATTTGGCAGATACGACTGAGCTTTACGCTCGCTACGCGTTTGCGATGAAGGACGCGGGCGTTAGCACGAACGAAATTTTGAAATTTACGGAATCTCTATCGAAGGCTCAGACGATCTCGGGCGCGTCGGCGTCAGAAGCGGCCGGCGCGTTGCGTCAGTTGTCGCAAGGCTTGGCGGCGGGTGTGCTTCGCGGCGAGGAATTGAATTCGATCCTCGAGCAGTTGCCGATTGTTGCCGATCTCATTGCGCAGAAGATGGGAGTGACAACGGGCGAGCTTAAGAAGCTTGGCGAACAGGGACTGATTACGCGCAAAAACGTTTTCGACGCGCTGATTGAAGGATCGGAACAGCTCGACGCGAAGCTGGCGAAGACACAGCCGACGATCTCGCAGGGATTTACGACGCTCAGTAATTCCTTGCTGGAATTTATTGGTGTCATGAACCAGGGGACCGGAATAGGCGCCGCATTCACATCTATGCTGAATGGCATAGCCGGGGTGCTTGATAAAATTAACGAGAAGGCAAAAAGCGGGGAGTTTGCTGCGGCTATCAACGCCGGCCGGGGCGCCGATAACCGTGGCGGTCGCACGCCGACTTCTATGCGGGTAGGCGGTAAGGCGCGCATACACGCCCCAGGCGCTTCCGCAGCTGTTGGCGGTTGGTCAACTACTGTTACGCCCGGTTCTTTTGACCCGAACGCGAAAGGTGTCGATAGGACGCCGGCTGCCGCTAACCCTTGGGCGGCATCGATCATTCCTGTTTCTGCGGAAGAACAGCTTCGTGAGATGAAGCAGGCGTGGGATGAGCTGCACGAAGCGCAGATGGCAACGCTTGATGATTTGATAGGCGATAAGACGGCCACGGCTGCAACGAAGATGCAGGCTCTTACTGACGCGGTGCGGGCCGGTGAAATTGGCTGGCGTGACTATGCAGACGGGATGAAGACCGTAGGCGAGATGAACCAGCGTATGTTTGACGACATGCTGTCTGCTGGCACGCAGGCGCTAGACGCGCTGTTTACGAACAACAAGACCGTCGCGACGGCGACGGCGCTAATCAACACCTATCAAGGCGTGACGAAAGCTCTTGCGAGCTATCCGCCGCCAGTCTCCTACGCCATGGCCGCGGCGCAAGCTGCTATGGGCTTCGCGCAAGTGCGCGCAATTCAGAGCACGAATAAGAGTAGTTCCGGCGGGGGTGGATCGTTCTCGAGTAGCGCCGCCGCGGCGGGCGGAGCGAGCGCCGCCGCACCGGCTCAGCAAACGCAGACGTTGACCGTGCGTGGGCTTGGCGTCGGTGAGCTTTTGGATAGGCGCGGGCTTCGGGATCTTCTCGAGCGCATCCGAGACATGCAGCGCGACGGTTATCAGTTGGTGGTCGCATGATTGTTATATCGTCGTCGCTAGTCCTCGAGGCAACTGGTACACTCGGCGCGAATAACCCGGTTATCGGCTATGAGAATTTGACGCGCATAACCAACGTCACGGCGACAAGCGCAAACTCTTCGAATCCGGTGACGAACGTTGCAAACCCGGCGACGAACTTGGTTTGGCTGTCCGCGTCCACGAGCACGCAATATCTAAATGTGATCCATAGCCGAGTTGATCCAATCGATTATGTGGCAATCGCAGAACACAACCTAGGCAGCACGGGCGCAACAGTATCTGTTGAAGCCTTGAATGCCGGCGTATGGTCGGAAGTCGTTTCACCTGTAATCCTTCCGGAAGACCGGCCTGCTATTTTTAGATTTAGCCCGCTGTCTTGCGTCGGGGTAAGGCTCAAGATTGTGCCGAACGGGGCCTTTCCTACCATCGCGGTTGTGCATGTCGGTAAGTTGCTCGTGCTTCCTCGCCCGATCTATGTCGGGCATACGCCGATTACGTTTGGTAGAGAAACGCAGACTACCAATGCTAGGAGCGAGAGCGGCAAGTTCTTAGGGCGCATCGTGCTCCGCAAAGCGAAAAGCACTAGCGTAGCCCTTACGCAACTGCCTCGCTCTTGGTATCGCGCCAACATGGAGCCGTTCGCCAAGGCTTCAGAAGAGAATACCTTTTTCTTCGCTTGGCGCCCTTCGGAGTTCCCGTATGAGACGGGGTATACGTGGCTTACGCAGGACCCGCGTCCCGTCAATTCCACGCCGGAAGGGTTTGTTGATGTGGAGCTTAGCCTAGGAGGTATCGCCTAGTGCTGAGTGTCACGTATGTCGAGATTGACATTGACTATTGTTCGCTAACCTACGGCACGTCGCCATGCACGGCGGCTATACCGGCGACGGGCGCCATCAAATGCTTTAATACGACGCGCACGTGTCAGGATTTGGCGAATTTCTCAAACAGCCCGGTCACCCTGCGATTTGCTATCGCTACGGACTATTTGCCCCGAAGTATTCCGGCTATCCCGTCTCTACGTAGCGTGTCGTTCTCGCCGGCTATCGTGAGCTTGGGCGAGGATCTAGGGCAGCGCGCATCCGTGACGTGCACGTTTGAGGACCATAGACATAGCGACGCTGGTCTAGGCTTTGACAAGTATCTTTCTGGCAGGGGGTACGACCCTTTCAGGCAAGGGACATTTTTCGGGAAGTTTCGAGCGCGGCAACCGTACCTAACCGGGCGACCGCTGCGGCTCATTCGCGGCCTGGCCGATCAAGACATTAGCCAGATGGATACTCGGCATTATGTGATCGAAAGCTTCGACGGGCCGACGCCAGATGGTACTTTCACAATTACGGCAAAAGATGTGCTGAAGCTCGCATCGGGGGATCGTGCGCAAGCGCCGCGGTTTTCTAATGGATTTCTATCCGCCAACATCGCCGCAAATGCGGGCTCCGCTTCGCTCAATCCGACCGGGATAGGCGACGCGGAATATCCGGCGTCTGGCTATGTTGCGATAGGGGGGCGCGAGATCTGCGCGTTTACGCGATCCGGCAACACGTTGACGCTCACTCGCGCGCAGCTAAACACAACGGCGCAAGCGCACTCGGCCAATGATCGCGTACAGATCGTGCTTGGGTACGTGGCGCAAACGCCGGCCGCGATAATCTATGATCTGTTGGTCAACTACGCCGACGTGCCGGCGTCCTACATCGATTTGGCAGCGTGGGAAGCGGAAGTCGATCAATACCTAGATAGGGTTTACACGGCATATATCGCGGAGCCTACGCCCGTAGAGGATCTGATCAGTGAGCTTGTGAAACAAGCAACGCTAGCTATTTGGTGGGACGATGCAGCGCGCAAACTAAGGCTAACGGTTATCCGGGCCATTCCGTCTTCGGCTACTGTGTTTTCCGATGACAACATAATGGAAGGGTCACTTCAGACAAGCGAACAGCCAGAACGGCGTATTTCAGAAGTGCAGACGTACTTCGCACAACGTAGCCCCATTGGTGGTGTCGAAGACCCGAGCAACTACCGTTCGTGCGTGATCACAACGAACCTAGACGCTGTTGCTAAGTACGGAACGAATGCGATCAAGACGCTATTTTCGCGATGGATACCGTTTGGCGGGCGAACCATTGCGGAGCGTGTGAACGCGATTTTTCTAGGCCGGTTCGAAGACGCGCCGCGTCGGTTTTCTCACTCGCTCTTTCGCTACGGCAATATCAAACCCGCGCTAGGCGGCGGATATCAACTACAGGCGTGGCCGTTGCAGAGCGCGACGGGCGCTCGAGAGAATGTGCCAATACAGATTGTCAGTCTCGATCCGCGTGAAGATCGGTATGACGTTGAATCCGAGGAAATGCGGTTTAGCAGCCGTTTCATCAGCGAGGACGACTTATCCAGCCGCTCTATTGTGATTGACGGCGATACGCAGAACATAAATCTACGCATTCTGCATGATACGCTCTACCCCGTGCCTACAAGCGGGGACGCGGCCACGGTTACAGTCACGTGCGTGATTGAATCTGGCGTAACAGTAGGATCGGATTCGACTGCATCTCCCGCGTTCCGCATGGGCGCATGGCCGAGTGGATGGGACCAGGATAATCTAATCCTTATCAATCGCGGGACTATTCAAGGCTGTGGCGGCGCGGGCGGCGCTGGCGGTGATGGTGGGGTCGTAGGGTCTTCGGGCTCCGCTGGTGGACCAGCATTCTATACGCGAGTCAACGTTACGCTGGATAACATCGGAAATATCTGGGGCGGCGGCGGTGGCGGCGGCGGCGGTGGCGGAACCACTGAAGGTTTCGCAGGTGCGAGCGGTGGCGGTGGCGGTGGCGGCGGCGGCCAGGGGCGCTTAGGTGGCGGCGGGGGTGCGGGCGGCGCTGCGCGTGTATATGGTGCCGCAGGCTCTTCGGGATCGGATTCGGCTGTCGGTTCGGGGGGAGCTGGGGGGAGTGGTAACGGTAGTGGTAGCGGGGCGCCTTATGCCGGCGCGGGCGGGAGCGGCGGTGGTCCAGGGGCGGCTGGCTCAAACGGAGCGGCGGCGGGAACGGGCGGGATTTACGCCGGAGGAGCTGGCGGCGCGGCCGGAAATTCGATTGATGGCGTGAGTTACGTTACGAGCGTTACTGCGGGCAGCAAGTTGGGTCCCCAGATCAATTAGGAGTGAGTTTTAATGCCCTTCGCGCGGTGGCAATCAACGATTGTCGATGAGTTTGGTAATATCGTTCAACAGCCGACGATTGAAGTTAGGCGGGAGACGGTCGGCCAGCCGCTCGCAACTCTTTATTCTGACCGAGATGGTGCGGTTCCGTTAGGCAATCCTTTTACATTGAGTGGAGGCGACAACGGTTTTGCTGCGTTTCATGTAGCTGGCGGTGCCTATCAAATCACTGTCACTAAGGGATTGTTTTCCCGGACATATCGATATGTTGCAATCGGCCTAGCAGCCGAGAGCGATGCTTTAGAGTCTAATTTTCGGGAGGTGCTTACGGCAAGCCGCAATTACTACGTTAGGACAGACGGATCAGATTCAAATAACGGCCTAGCCAACACTTCCGGAGGCGCATTTCTAACGATTCAAAAAGCGCTGGATGTTGCGGCTGCTTTGGATACAAGCATCTACAGCGTCACAATCAATGTTGGCGCCGGGACCTTTTCGGGGACGGGTAGCAACACACTAAAACCAGCTTTGGGCGCCGGAACTATATCGGTTGTGGGCGCGGGACCAGGCAGCACTATTGTTAGCCGCACAAACGGTAACTGCTTTTATGCGGTCAACGCTAATTCGAGCTTTAACATAGCCGATCTGTCTGTAACCACTACTACATCGGGCGTAGGGCTTTACTGTTATGGCAGCGGGCTAATTAATTTTCAGAACGTTGATTTTCGTGCATGCGCGGGCGCGCATCTGAGAGCGGAAAGCGGCGGTTCGCTTGTTGCTTCGGGGAATTACGGCATATCTGGAGGGGCGAGCTATCATGCGCTTTCCGGGTTGCAGGGCGCTATTGGAATAGCCGCTCGGACTCTGACCATCACGAACACTCCCGCATTTTCGTTGGCGTTTGGCGGCGCTGTTAGGCAGGGATATTTCCAGTGTAACGGCGCGACGTTTAGCGGGTCCGCGACAGGCCCGCGATATACGGTGACGACAGGAGGTATCATAGAGCGCAGCGGTTCCGATCTGCCAGGCAATTCAGCGGGGTCGGCAACTTCTCCGGGAGTATATATTTGATGCTAGACTTAAATGGTTTTTGGGTTGTCGGCGGTGACACGACTAGAGCTTGGTCGGCGGAAGCCGCGAGCTACGTAGAGGCATGGGACAGCGAGCGCACTGAGAGTATCGACACGGAGCAGAACCTATCGGCCCTGCTCATGCCTTACGGGTTGCGCGGACCCTACATATCCCAAGCCGACATAAAAAATGAGGCGCAACGGCGCATTATCGCGCTCACGGGGGCGGCCGATCTGCAATCGTGCCTCATTAAGCAGCTCAATGCGCAGATGCGTGCGACAGAACTTGTAAATAAGCGCGCTTTTGGGGAAACCCTATCTGAAGATGAACAGGCTGAAGCGGTGGCGCTACAAGCCCTTGCTGAGGGTATCAAGGCAATTCGCGCCGCGTCTAACGTTCTAGAGACCGATCCGCCGCATGATTTTACGGACAACAGCTATTGGCCGTGACGTGAATTTGATAAGCAAGTCATAGTTCGGCACATTAGGCCTTTGTGAATTTTCACAAGGCGAGACCCCGTGGCCGTTCCAACCTTTTTGTCGCTGAAAAAGCAATACGGCGATCTTTGGCGTAGGGCTGAAATCAAGCCCGATTGGCGTTCGCGGTTAGATTCCGCTGCGAATAAAATAATTGTCAACAAGCCGCAGTATATGCGCGTCCAGAATGAAACCGGCGTGCCGTGGTGGTTTGTTGGCGTAATCCATATGCGCGAGAGCGGTAACGATTTCGCTACGCATTTGCACAATGGGGACAGCCTGAAAGCTCGCACATGGCGCGTCCCGAAGGGCCGCCCGCTTGGCGGCCAGCCTCCGTTTGACTGGTACTACTCTGCCAGCGATGCGCTTCGGATGAAGGGTCTTCACAAGATTGTCGGATGGACAATCGAAACGGTGCTCTACGAACTAGAGCGCTACAACGGCTTTGGGTATCGCCAGTATCATAGCCGCACGCTTTCGCCCTATCTCTGGCAGGGGACGAGCCATTACGGCGACCATGATAGCCCTGCTGGCAAGTACGTAGCTGACGGTAAGTGGAGTGCAACGGAGCAAGATAAGCAATGCGGCGCTGCCGCGGTGCTGAAGGTGCTCGAGGAAATGGGATACGCGACCTTTGCCGAGAAGGTGCCGGCAAAGGAAGTGGCGCGAGACCGTACCGTATCGACGCTTATAGGCGTGATCATTACGACGGTCGGCGGTTTCTTCGCGACGTGCGGCGAAGTGCTTCTGCGCTGGCTCGAGCTGTTGCCTGGCCATGTCGATCAGACAGAAGTGCTTATCAATACGACTGGCAAAGTTGCGACATGGCTCGGCATTCCGATGACGTTTTGGGCAACGGGAAGTCTCGCTCTTAGCGGCGTGCTGATCGCGCTGTGGCGTGCATGGCAAGGCGCGCGGTTTAAGATACCTGCGGCCGACACGGAGACCCCGGCATGATCAGCGCTTCACTCATCGTCACGTTTCTCACGTCGATCTGGGGCTCTGGCGCGCTACTCGGATGGTTGGTGCGTCTAGGCGTAGTGCCGTTTCTACCGGTGATCGGCAAAGCAGGAGAGCTTGCACTAAACGCTCTTGGCGGGGTGCTTAGCTATCTCTTTCAGGCGTTGACGGACTGCTTCGAAAAGCCGTCGCGTCTTGTCGTCATGACGCTCTGTTTCTACGCGGGCGCTTGGCATTTTGCGGATTGGCGGCCGTGGTACGGTTTCACGAAAGAGAAGGTAGTAGCAGCTCGCGCTCTCACGCAAAAGGCTTCGAAAGTTGCTGTGAAGCCCGTACAGCGTAAAACGGACACACGCTCGATAATCGAGCGGCACTTCAACCCCTTCGGATTTTGAGGTTTTCATGTGGGAACACATTAAGGGTTTTTTCTCTGCGCTTAAAACGTGGTGGAGTAGCGATCAATTGTCTAGCCGCTCGGTACGTATCCCTTTGAAGCTCGTGGTCGTGGGCGCCCTGGCCGTCTGCGCGCTCGCCGTTGGCTTGTACGGCGCCGGAAAGCTGCGGGCTTACGCGGATAGCGAGATGCCGGCCACTGCGATCCAACTCACGGAGTACCGCAATCAGATCATCGCGGCGTGTGCCCCGCCGGCAAAGGTTGAGCCCACTAAGAAGTCGAAGCGCTAACGAGAGTTCCGGGCCATGTCCCAACTATTGTTGAAAGAGTTTGTGAATGGCTCGGAAATCAAAGCCCCTCTCGGATCTGTCAACGGGCATCGCGTTGGGCGAAAGGCTCGCGACACTCGAGGCAGGTTTCAGCGAACTGAAAAACTTCGTGCAGACTCGGGTGAGATGGGTAGTGTTCATCGCCGCAAGCGTACTAATGCAAACAAGCGGCGTCCCCGCAATGGCAAAGCTTGGCGCTTTCCTGCAAGAGGTTGGCTCACTGGCGAGACACGCGATAGGTTTCTAATCGCGGTCATACTTGGTGTGCCCGCAGCGCAGATGTGCGCGGCATTTATGCGTGGGCTTATGAGCTAACATGAACGAAAACGAGAAGCTCCTACTCAAGCTTTTGAGCGTGATCTTTGTCGTGTTGGCCTTTTTAACTGTGGTCTCGCGAGAGCTGTATTTTGGCGCGTACCCCCATTTACGCCCGCAAAATTCGATCTCCGCCGGCACAGTAAGCGTATGCGATTTGAATTGCGCAGTCAGACGTATCGATAGCTTGGAAACGCGGGTGCTCGAAATCGAGAGCCGACGCCCGTAAGCCAAAAGCGGGTACAAATTTTTTAATCCAGCTACTTCGAATTAGTCTCGCTTCTGCAACAATAAAGGAATGCAGAATGCAAACGCCTATGGCCGATCTCGTGAGAGAGCATGGCTCTGTAAGTGCCGCGGCTATCGCGCTGGGGATTCATCGGACCACGCTACAAGGCCGTCTGCGCATGGAGAAGGCGCGGCAGAATAAAGTCTTTACCGTTGCATCCGTCCCTGACGACACGGAGCCCACAGAGACGATTATCGAACGCCGTTGCGAAGCGTTCACGCGGCAGAAGAAACGCCGCGACGCCGCGCGCTGGCTCCCGATCACTGTCAACGAAACACAACCGTTCGGGCTTCTTGTGTTTGGCGATGAGCACGCCGACGATAACAACTGCGACTGGCCAGAGCTTAAGCGCGATCTCGCGCTGTGCCGGAAGACGCCGGGGCTATATGCGTGTGCCGTAGGCGACGCAACGAATAATTGGGTTGGCCGGCTTATGCGTGAATACGCCGATCAGTCTGTCACGCGCAAAGAAAGCCGGCAGTTGCTCAAGTGGCTGCTATCCGAAGACGCCGCGCCGTGGCTGTTCCGCCTTATCGGCAACCATGACAAGTGGAACGAAGGCGACGTAATCATAGGGCTGTTCGCGGATAGCGCCTATCACATCGCGGATTGGGAAGCGCGCATTGAGTTGCGCACCGCGGACGGCCAGGCGTTTCGGATTCATGCCAGCCACAACTTCAAGGGCTCGAGCATCTACAATAAGACGCACGGCCCTAGCCGCGCTGCGATGTTCAGCGGCGGCGCGGCCGATCTCTATCTGTGCGGCCATCTCCACACGCTGGGAACGCAGTCTTTTGAGATCGAAGAAACCGGCAAGCTTGTGCACGTCGTTCGCGCTCGAGGCTACAAGAAACACGACATGTACGCCGTGACGAACGGCTACGTTGAGGGCGAAGCGGGCGCTTCGGTCTTCGTGCTTTTCAATCCGCAAGCGGAAACGGCAGCTGGCCGCATCACGATTTTTAATGACCCGGTTCTAGGGGCTAAAGTCCTCATGTCTCTGCGGCGAACAAATTCGCAGCAACGTGTTCCTAAAAAGGACGAAGACAAACATGTTGATCGGGTTGTGCGGGCCGGAAGGCGCCGGGAAAAGCACCGCGGCGAAGCTGCTAAGAAAGGCTTACGGGGCAAAGGTGCTCCCGTTCGCCGCACCGCTAAAGCGGATGCTCGCAAGTCTCGGCGTAGACGATAGGCATCTTTACGGGTCTCCGGAAGAAAAGACGCGGCCGCTCGATTTGCTTTGCGGCCGTAGCGCCAGGACCGCGCTCCAATATCTAGGAACGGAGTGGGGCCGCAATCTCATAGGAGATGATATTTGGCTTAGAGCGTGGGAGCACGCTCTGGACGTGGAGAGCGATCCGGGCGACATTATCGTTGCGGACGATGTGCGGTTCTCAAACGAGGCCGAAGCTATTGAGAAGCGGGGCGGCCTCCTATTGTGCATCGTTCGCAGTCAATCCGACTTTGAACGCATCCCCAGACACGCTTCAGAGGACTTCGCGGCGCTAGGGCCGTTCACTGATATCATCGTCAACGCGTCTAGCGAGTTCGCTTTGCAGCGTCGGCTTGAGATCATTATTGAGACGCTCCGCCCGACTCATCGTCGCCAGCCTGTCTAGGCCGCATCCTCTTTTCCAGCTCATCAGCAGTATCTTGCGCCGCGGCCGACGCGGCCTCATTGAACAGCCACGCATAGCCGTCCGTCGTGGCGCTATCCTTATGCCCGAACAGCTCGCCAATCGTCTCGATTGAACGGCCGGCACTCTTGGCGGCGCTAGCGAAAGTGCGGCGGAAGTCCTGGACACGAAGGCCGGGGCATCCTGCTAGCCCTCGAGCTTTGTCCCACACCGTAAAGACATTGTGACGCGTAACCCCCTGGCCGAAGATGTAGCCGGAATTATCGTCGGGCAACGTCTCTATGATAGCGAGCGCTTGCCGCGGTAGCACGATAACGCGTTCGTCACCGGTCCGATCTGTTTTGTGTTCACTTAGGATTAGCGTATTCCCGACAAGCTGTGAACGTTTGGCGGTGATTAGTTCCGTTACGCGCGTGCCAGCCAATAGGATACACCACAGAGCCGCAACGCGCTGGGGGTACTCTACGGCCAGGCTGTCTAGGGCGCGGGCGACGGCCGGCGCCTCAGAGCCTTCCATGTGACGCCTACGCTTGCCCTTGGTGAACACCTTGGCGTCTTGCACCGGGTTCGAATGGCGCGGCCGGAGCTTAACTGTATCGTGCTCGGCATAGGTGAATATGCCGGATAGGATAGCGCGGACGTGGCGCGCGGCCGTAGTGCCGCCCGTGCGGCGCTTCCACTTCAAACCGTTCTTTGATTCAGTCTCTTTGACACCGCCGGCCGCTACCTTATCAAGCGCGGCGTTGATGTGGTCTAGGTTGGCGTCTACAACTTTAATATGCCCGAGAAGCGGCTTGATGTGCTGTGCAATCTTAGAGCGCTTTTCCTCGAGCGTGCGCGGCTTGTCGTAGGCTGCGCAGTGTTTCAGGTAGGTGTCGCAAAAATCCTCTAGGGTCGGGCTCTTGCGGTAATCGGCGCGCTCTTTGCCCGGATCTTCGCCGCGGGCGATGCGCTTGTGCCATTCGCGCGCCAGCTCGCGCGCCGCCTCGAGCGGAAGGGCCTTCAGCGTGCCTAGCTTCGGCCGGCGCTGCACGCCAGCGGCGTTGCGGTAGTAGAGGAACCAGAACTTGCCCGTGGTCTTGGCGTGCAATTCTAGGCCCTGGACGACGTGATCTTTAAGCACGGTCCCGACTGCGGCGGCGCGGATGGTTTCGGCGGTCAGTCGAGTTTGGGCCACGTAAGCTCCCAAGCAATTTCAAGCCGGGCTCGCCACTGAAAGCCCTTAAAGGCCGTCCAATGAAACCAGAACCGAACCGGCCACGGGTTCAATGGCGGTGGCGGGGCTGTTGGCGCAAAGAAGTCGTATTGTGTCACTCTGCGGCCTCACGCATCGGTTCGGGTTGCGGCTGAAACATAGCCTTAGCTGCCTCGAGATCAGCGTCGGCCGGCGGCGCCAACAACGCCGTAGCCCGCTCAATGCCTGCTTCCACTTCGTGCGCGAATCCATGCTGGCCGCCGAGCATCATAGCGAATTGGAGCCCCCGCTTAGCGTGGAGCCTTTCGTCAGGGTCGATAGACGCTAGGAGTGTCGGTACGTGCCGGACAATAAGTTGTAGGGCGTGCTTACGCGCTTTCTGGACGCCAGCCTTGATGAACGCTTCAGATACAGACACGGTTGAACCTTTCGAGCGGGTATGGAAAACGCTATGCTAGCGCTCACTTAGACGGGTCGGCTAATTTGGGTTCTACGTCACGAGTAGGTCACGCAACTTGATGGCAGGTCACAAATGAAGCACGGTAAATTCGGTAGCCGTGAGTTTGCAGGCGAAGCACTTTACACATAAAATATACGCGTTTACGTGTCTAGGATTATTCCGCGTATAAAGTATTTGCCAGTCTGGGGGACTGGGGGTCGGAGGTTCAAATCCTCTCGCTCCGACCAATTCACCTAATGATTTCAATGGTTTAAGAAAAGACACCTTCTATACTTTTCCATTCAAGTCACCCAAGGGTCACAGAACTACGGCCCCGACGTGTCAGAGTTGGGAAAGTAACCCAGGGGCGTGCTTTATCGGCCATCGCCTTATTCCCATTAGGTCATCCATCATTCCGAACAGAGTGCTAGCCTTTAGCTCAGCCTCAACGTTCAGATATCCTGCCCACTGAGCAAAGACATTATTCTTGGGTTTGAGGATTCGCACCATGCGTGCTTCCTCTTCAAGCAACTTGATCGGGTGGCAGGGTAGGAATGCGTAACGCGTGAATTTTTGGCTTCCGATATGGCTCGAGACACGTTTGTGCACGTTAACGGATTGTCCGATGTAGACTAGATCGTCTCCATCAAAGAGGAAGTATACGCCCGACACCTTCTCACCTACCGGCCGGCTCATTTGGCGAAGCGCCGTGAGCATGTCGATTGCCTCTTGCGGGCGCTTCGCTACTAGCTTGGAATTTTTATACGCAACTTGAGATACGTCGCGCTCAGTGATGTTCGAAAGGTCCGCTTCCCATACTCGGCAGACACGACCGGCTTTGCCGAGTTCAATACGCACCTTGCCGACCGCGGCGGCAGCTTTGATAGCGTAGTAAGTGCATCCCACACGCCTCTGAGCTTCTGGGGTGGCGATCCACTTACTCATAAACCGCCCCCTTAAGCATCGGCGGCCGGCACGTCCAAGCCTTCACCTTTAGCCGCGGGTTCTGAGCTTGAAAGACGGCGAGCCCTTCAATGCCGTTCGCTTGGCACTCCTCGAGCGAACTAGCCGTGAGCGTGGCCGTACCGGGATAGCAGAGCTTCGGGTTAGCGAGGCTGCAAGCGATAAAGAGAATGTTCCACATGGTCTAAACCCCCGGTAAGGGGCGGGGCCGTTAGGCCGCCGCCCTGTAGCTACGAGCCAGCATGTAGGCTTCAGCCTCGTTGCAGTTCCAAGCTTGCGCAGCGAGCACTTCAAGCTGAACAGGAGTGCGCGTCTCGTAGAATTCCCGGCTTTTGCGAGCGAAATTGCAATCAAGCTTCGCCATGTCTGCGAAATAAGCGTCCAGCTCGGCTTTAGTTTTGATCGTATTCCACATCTTCAATTCCCCCGTGTTTGTCTGTACGCATAAAATAACCGCGCATCGGTAAATGCGCGGTTAAGAACATACAAAATATGCGCGTTAAAGTCAGGTGCCGTCGATACGAGAGACGCGCACGGCGCGAACCGTGACGCTCGTTACAGCGCTACACGTCGCCTTAACCAGCCCCGCGGAGTTGACGTAAGCTTTCGGGAACGGGCCAATGATTTTACGCGCGCCAGCGCCTACGGCGATTGTCTTGTCAGCAACCGTAACCGGCCCGACCTTTGAGACAACCACAGATGTTTCAATTGCAGTAATCGTTACGTCGATAGACGCGCCGCTACCATTATTCACCTCAAGATATGTTTCCTGCTTTCCGTCTTCCGGGATTGTGTCGCCCGTCGTAGCGGTGGCCGCGGTGAACGATTCGGCCAGGCCACTAAGAGCAGCGCTCTGAACTGTCAGCAATGCCATTAAAAATAACTCCTATAGGAACGTAATTTCCGTGCCCTCCGGCACGTTGCGCGTGCTGATACTGCCAGCATCACGAAGCGCCCCCAAAATCTTGTTCGCCGTGGCCCCGGATATTCCGAGCGCACTGCCCAATGCGCGCTGGGAAGCGACTAGGCGGCCGTCGCGCCACGTCACGCCGTCGCCGCTCGAAAGCGCCCTAAGAGCTGCGAGAGAACCGCCGTTAGCTGGCTGCATTGCGCCCTTAGCGGCGCGCTTACGCGGCGCGCGAGCGGGAGTAGCGCCGCTTTGCACCGGCTGCGGGACAGGAGCCCCGCCGCCTTGCGTATGCAATGCAACATAAACCAAAGCCGGCCCGCCAAGCTCAAAGAAAGCAAAAATCAGTACACTGATAATTAGGGCAACATAAAGTTTCAGCCCGTCCAGCCCGATACGGCTCCCGAGACGTTCAAAAACCGCCCCTTGCGGGTCGGCGGCAATCTTCGGCTTTTCTTTGCTGTCAAATTTTATCTTCGCTTTTTTCCATTCCAGTTCGCGCTTATCGCGTTCGTCCGCGTCTGCCAGCTCGGTTTTAAGTTTCGCTACAGCTTGGCAAACGTCTAGGTGTGCTCGGCGCTCTGAGCACTTGCCAGCCAGGGCTTCCGCCCCTTCAAGTTCCGACGCTATGACCGCAGTCGGGCGCCTGGCCGCATAGACCTTATATTCCGCCTCGAGGCGCGAGACTTCGGCGCCTTCTTTTTTATATTCATCTGCGTAGCGCGAGGCTTCGCCAGTTTTAGATCCATAAGTCAATTCGACATAGCCCGCCGTGCCTAGCGAATCGAATACCACGGCCGCTCCGAAGCTAACCCAAAGGCAGATTACGGCAGCACGCGGCGGCTTATAAGCGGCGGCGGCCGGCGCAAGTAGCTTTATGGCTAGGCTTATGATCGCAAGAGCGGTGAATGTGAGCTGCGTATCCGCGTCCGTGCCATAGCTCGAATAGAATGCGATGTTGATTTTAAGGGCAACAATAGCGATGCCGACGCCAGCAACACCTAGGACAACACGAAACCAAGTAGGCATTTATACTCTTTCACAAAGAACACGTTTTAAATGGGCTTCGATCTTCTCGCGCTCTGCCGGCTTGAGGCCGGGGCACGTTGCAAGCGCTACGGCCACGCGCTCGAGCGTGAGCCCGCCACCATGGCCGTAAAGTTCATAAGCTAAAATATCGGAGTGGCGGTAGCGAATTGCCCCGCCCGGCATCTTTACATAAGCCGGACCGGTGTTACGCTGGCGCATATTGTGGAGCGATTGCGGGTGATAGCGCAGATGCCTAGCTACTTCCTCGGTCGTGAGCAGCACCGCATCCGTCAAAGCCAGAAACGGGCTATACGCCGGATCGAGATATAAATTATGAGGGATTGCTAGCACCGTGGCGCCTATGCATATAATTTATGCGTATAGGCTTACTCTCCGATAATCTGAGTGTCAAGGGGCTGCGGTAAGGCTCGGGCAAGCACAGATTGCCAGTCTACGGCGATACCTTAGAGGTGCTGCCATGACTCGATTTGCTCTCACTCTATTGCCGTGTCTGCTTTGCGCGTGCGCGTCGGTTGATACGATGCCCCTTTCGCAAGACAGCTTCGCTTTGACTTCTACGGGTTTAGGAGGCTGTGGCGCTCGCGGCGCCGAACGCGTAGCATTTCAGCAGGCGGCGGCTACGACGTTGCGAAAAGGCTATGACCGCTTCGTGGTCGCGCAGAACGCCCGCGACGCTCGGCTAGATTCGGCCTCGTCTATGCTTTGGACGGCGGCTTCTGGCGGCATGCAGTTCAATCATACATACAGTCAGAACATGCAGGTGAAAATGTTTCGCGAAGGCGATCCGGCCGGCGCGAATGCGATCAGCGCTCGTGAAGTTTTAGGGCCGCAATGGCAACTCGCGCTCAACCCTGAGACGACTTACGAGTGCGATATGTTCTAGGCGGGCCTTTCGTGTTCAGGTTGTCCGTTTGCGGATAGCTACGGCGTAAGCGAGCCCGCCAACGTCGCCGCTAGGACGGGGCCGAAGGTAGGGCTCATTCGCACCATAGCCGATGATCGAACCCTCGATCAGGCGCGCACACGCTTCGTTCTCGCGCTTGATCGCTTGCCGTATTTCGTCCGCGATCCAGTTCGCAATGTCCTCCGGGCAGCGCGTCGCAGTCGAGAGCATACGCTCGACTAAAAGTGTCGCAAGAGTATCCGGGTCATTGATGGCATCGAGCACGAACGACACAACGGGGCCTTTCTCTCACTTATCGTTGGTGAAGACGACTTTTCCGTCCGTGGTCACGGTGACAATCGCACCGCGTTCAGCTTCAAGCCGAGCCTGACGCAAAGCCGAGCGCTCGTTCAACGCCTCCCATTCTGCGGACATGCCGCCCGGTACAGATACCTTGATCATTGTCATGGTAGTGCGGTCGCGCATGTCGGGCCTTTCCTTCTGATTAGAGCGCAAAGCCTTCGGACTTCATGTCGTCCGAAAGCAGCCAGTGATAAGCGTTCGGCGTGGTGAACCCAAGCTGGCGCATAACATGCTCGCACTTCCAATGCTGGTTCACGTTGTCAGGGGCAACCCAAATAGCCGTCCCGTAATCCGTATCGACAACCGAAACGCGCACCTTCTTGACCTTTGCGATTGCCAAGGCATCTCGAACCGAAGCCTCAAGAGCTGGCCGGTTGAGCTTGTTTTTGATCGTGCCCGTAATGCCGCGAGCCGAAAAGCTCAATGAGCGGCGGACGGGACCGGCTGCGTTCGAAAGCAGCACGGCATCGCGGCGCTGAGCCGGGGTGCGAGCGGTTTCAATCGTGTGCATGTCAGTCTCCGTTGTTCGATCCTCCGAATATAAGACCGCTTGACGGCTTTGTCAAATGTCTTTAGTGTCATTTTTGAAAAAGATGCAGGAGTGAAGTTATTGACAACCGAAGACGCCATTGGGTTCATTCGCCCGCACGCCCGCATCGGAGAGAAAGTGCAGCGCTCAGACCTCGTAGCTGACGGTTGCCGCGCCATCGTAGTTGAGGACCGCGAAGCGCTTGAGCGCATGACCCGCAAGGGGACCGTGCTCAAAGTCCGCAACATATTCCTGTTCACGGACCCCCGCTCGCGTGGCCTGAAGGGCGGATGGCGTAAGGACTTGCTCTCGTTCATGGGTCGCATCTGCAAGCGCGGCGGCATCATCAAAGACGTTGCAACGCAACTAACCACGGCCAATCCCGATCACAAAATGACGCTGATTGATTTGGCCATCCGACAGCTATCGAGCAACGGGCGAACCGTGCACCTGGAGAAGCAACGAAGCGGCCGGCGTGCTATGGTGTTCCCCGAACCGGTGATGAGCGCGGCTGAGAAAATTTGGCTGGATGTCCGGCGCTACCCAACCGAGCTTGAGGCCGGGAAGGCCATCGCGAAGATCGACAAGAATTTTAGCACCGCGCGAGCCCGCAAGCTTTGGGGTCCGCGCAAATACAGCCAATCAACATAGGAGCGCGGGCCGTGAACTGGCACCCACGTATCGAAACTCTAGAGGCCCTAGAGCGCGAATTGGCGACACCGCCCGCTTGGCTACAACAGATCATAGACGAGACGAAGGAGGCGATACGCGCCTGCTTCGAACCCAAATAAAGGAGCACCAATGAGACACGGCGATGATGCTTGGCGGGCCAAGGTGCTCGATCCGGTCACGGCCCTCAAGTGGGCAATAGAACAAGAGGACGACGACCACGACGCAATGGCGTTCCTGCGTTCATTTCACGATGGCAGCGTGTACGCAGCGCCCGAATGGGGCGAGTACCGCTATTGGGCGACTGGCATTCACGAGCCCGATTTGCAGAATGCAGAACAATAGATAGGAGACTTTCAATGGCCGACGAAATCGGATGGGTTATCGAGCACAAGAACAGTGAGCCGAGCGCGCCGCTCTATTGGGCGGGCAACGGGTGGGACAAAGACAATCTGCGGGCAATCCGCTTCGCGCGTCAGGTTGATGCCGAGCGCACAGCCAAGGGATTCGATGAAGACGATCCGCTGCCCCACGAAGGCGAGCACCGCATTTGTGAGCACATGTGGTCAGACATTCCGCGCCGCAACTTCAGCAGACCCAAGATGGGATTGAGATAAGGAGCGCCACGATGCTCATCATGGGCAAAGAGTTTCCGGAAACGCCGGCGGGCTATCGTGCGGCAGCCGATCACGTTGGCTCACTCGGCAACGGTTTCGAGGAAGACTTCTATTTCCTCCTGAACGAAGCTCGCGTGATGGAACGCGAAGCGGAATTCTGGCGAGGCATCCGCTTAACCGTCGTTGCGGTGCTTCTTGCCGGGCTACTAATATTTAACCCCTTCTACTAAAGGAGCTGGCAGATGAGCGCGACGGTAGAGGAAGGTAGCATTTCACGAGCGGCGTTACATGTCCTCGCCGAAGCGATCCGGCTGCAGGACCGCTCTGAGTTGACGGATAGCGAGCGCAAGAAAGTTGCTCGAGCCATCAAGCTGCTCATGGTCGTGTCTGACTCAACAGAGAAACGCGTCCCGTCCGAATTACGGAAGCAAATCGTAGTAACGCCTTAAAATAAGGAGCCACAGCGATGCCGCTAACTGCGTATGAACCCGAATGGAAACCAGTCCGCAGCATCAAGCGAGAGCGGCGAGCGCATCCCCAGGATGGCGGTCCGGTTATTGAGATGGCTCGGGCTGACGGATACGTAATGGCACGGCGGCCGCGCTGCATCCCTTTTGTAGTTACTGAGCGGGAATGGCGCACATGGCCCACTACAACGAAAACTAAATAAGGAGCGACCGGTGCCTACCGTGAAAATCGAGATCGAGCGGCCTGAAGGCTACGAAGACGTTTGCGACGAACTTGTGCTTGAGGACTTTCGAGAAAATCCGAAAGACCCCGCCTGGAATGTGCGTCTCTTAGCAAGCGAATAAAGGAACGTTACCGTGGGCGGCTACGCAGCGTATAAGGACATAGAGACGATGAACCTTAAAGATCGACTTGACGAAGCGTTGAAACGAATCGAGCGACTGTCGCTCGCGCTTACGCGTATTGAGTGCGAGTGCAGCGGTGAGTACGCCGCACAAATCGCGCATGCCGCCCTATATGGTCAAAACCAAGGATCACCTACTCATAAGACGCCAGCCGTAACAAATCCGACGCGGCTAAAATCTGCTCAAGCGTCACACTTTCCGGAGCCGTCCACCTATCTTGCACTTGCCGACGAAAGTGACGCCACGCGCCGTGGCGCTTCAAATAGCGCTCATAGTCTGCCTTCGTGAGCCAGCACCGACCAGGGTTGTGCGGGCTATTTTTACGGTCGCATTTAAGCGTAAGCTGGCACGCCTTCAATCCCGCTTCGTCAAGCTCGAGCCACTTCCGACCGACTTTCGTAACAGTCAGATAACGCGGTTTCTCCCAAGGGCGATCTTCCGGGACGTACCATAAACTCTGGCCTACTAGGTATTTCATGCGTCTACTACCGATAGCACGCGAAACCGATTATCATCCGTGCGTTGCAACGTGAGAGTGACGGGGCGGTCTTTAGGTACGGTGACGCTTTCCGTCAAGTTTAGGCATTTCGTCGTCACGTTCGTTCTCATAAGCGGGCGGACTAAAAATAGCGCGTTCACGCCTCCGTTATGTGCTAGATGCTGTGCCAGTTGCCCGCTGGCTATCCCGCACTTTTGAGCTTGCCGAAGACAGTGCGCGTAGCGAGAAGCGTTCGATCGTTGCGCGGCACTTGTTTTCAAATCCCCGAAAACGAAGCGACAAACGAGAATGAACGAATCGGAGCCCCTTTCGACATAAGTTCGATTACGCCCCTGCTTAGGGCGTTTGGCGACAAGCGATCTAAGCTCGCCGTATTCGTTTCCCGCCTCGCACCGCTCTGCTAGAGCCATGCATTGGGCCAATAGGTTGTATAGCTCGAAGCTGGAATGCCGCTTCCCGATAGGGCCGGCTTCCGCGATAGCTCGAAGATTGTAAGCGCTATCTGTGATTGACGGTTGTGCGGCCAGCGTCGCTAGCATGGGGTTACCCAAAATTCGAATTCTGCGCCGCCGGGGAATAAAACACCCGCCGGTATCTGATAAATCAGAGCATACATTTCCTAAGCCGCCTCACGCGTGTCTTTGACAGCGTGGAGCTTGCCGCCGTCTAGCGCTTCGCGGATGCGCAGATGCTCGCGCGGCTCTTTCTTCGGCTCGCCGGCCGCCCAAAACACTGCCGCGGCGACGATTAGGAAAGCCAGAGCGAGAAACGCAAAGCCTGTTATGTCGTCCATTACGCGACCCCGTAAATTTTGCAAAAATGCTCTACGCGCGCTCTCGACGTTGCGAAACCAAACGCGTCCTGGCAACCGCGCTTCGCGCACCACTTAAACAGTTTTACACTGGCCATAGCGCCGCTGTCCGCCAGCCCGCATTTCACGCCACGCTCGAGCAAAGCCGCCCGCACTGTACGAAATACTCGCATCGTCTCTTGTTGAGTTACGGCCATGTCGTTTCTCTCCCGCATACCGTCGTATTCAGAGAGCGGTGCAGATCTCGCATCCGCGCATTGATAGCGTCCATTTCTTCGCAATACTTTTTAGCTCGCGTCTGTACGCGCTCCATGTCGCTACGAGCCTCGTCCAAAAGTACTTTAAGCTCGCGCTCTTGAGACCAGATACGCCACGCGAAATAGGTCACTACGCAAATGGCGACGATTACAATCACACCGATCATCTAACCCTCACTCTCTACACACATAAAATATGCGCAAACATATTGAGGGCAAGTTAAGAACGTCGAATTAATGCGTGCGATCCGGCCAGCTCTCTACTGTGCCATCGGGGAGCGCCATGACTTCCGTTTTTGTCGGCTTGTCAGACTGCGTAGCGCGAAGGGATACGGGCTCGAGCGCGCACATAGCCTCGCCGTCTCCGGCGCCGACACGAACCGTGCGTTTGATAAACCAACGCGGTTCCGGCCCATTGAGCGTCAAGTTTTCTTTGGCGCCATCAAATCGGACGTAGCGGTGTCTAACCGCTTCCGAAATGCCGTAACGCTCGCCGTCCTTAGACGACATGCCAAATGCTGTTAGCGTGATGCGTGATGCGTCCTTGATCGCGCTGGCGCCGCGCACGGCGTTGACGTTGCCGGCGTAACTATCACTCGAGGCTTTGTCCGGCTTCGAAGTGTGGTGGATGGCGAGGCCGGCCGCGCGCGTCTCCGCTACGACGGAAACCAGAATATCCATGACGCGCTGCATTTCGGTGTTATCGTTTTCGTTGCTTTCGTGAACGGAAACGAGGGGGTCAAAACCAATAACGCCGATCTTATGTTGTAGGACATACTTAATTAGAAATGGCTTCAATTCGCCTTCGACAATTTGCGCTTTGTGATTGCCGCGGCGCGCGAGCTTGAATTTATTTCCGTGGCCGCTGAACAGGTGGATTTTGTGTCGAATAGATTCGAACGGAACGCCGTAGTGCTGACACGCTGCGGCCAGGCGGCGGCGCATCTCGTCTAACGGATCTTCGTTGTTGATGATCAGAACATCCGTCGTCTCAGTAACGTCCACGCCGATCAAGCGGCCGTCGCCAGTAGCAACAGAGATTGCGAGCTGCAAAGACCACGTACTTTTCGCCGTAGCGCCCGGAGCCGCGAGAACGGTTATGTTCTCGCGAATAAGCTGCCCCGGCACAATCCACGCGCGCTGGGGAATGGCCGCCACGCTTTCCGCCGTATCGTCGTAACGCCAGACGCGCGAGCCGAACGGGTCGGATACGCTCGCCGGCAACTCCACGACACAGAACCCCGCGGCCGGGTTATCGCGTCCAATGGCGGCTTGGCGATGCTCTGCGGCGTTCTCGACTTTCTTACGGAGGTCTTCCGGCTCCCACGGCGGCGAGCATCGGTCATTCCAATGCTCGAGCATTAGTTCAAGCGCCGTCTCCGGCGCCACGCCGCGGTCTAGAACAGCGCACGCAACCTTATAAGTTGTATTGTCACCGCCAGATCCTTCGACGGCCTCCGGCGCTGAGTATTCGAGATAAGACTTTGCAGACGCTACGGCGGCCGGCGTGTCGAGTTCGCCAACGGACTTCACCGCGTCGGCGCTCTTAGTCCGGACTGTACGCAGGCGCTCACACAGCCACGCGGGCGCCGCGGCAATCGCGGCTTCGTTCTCGACTGCGTAGAACCGATCATCAATTATCGAGCCGGGGCCGACGACGTAATTGTGATGTGCCCGAACGTCAATACCCTTGGCGATATCTTCGACGTTGCCGCTGAATTGCTCGCCGGCTGGCGCGCGGTAATAAAGATGTAGCCCGCCGCGCGGCGTGCGGACTGTGAAGGTTTCAGGCAAGTGGCCGATAAAGCTCTGTAGGCTCTCAAGTCCGCCCTTGTGTGCGTCTACGTCAAGCACGACAAAGCCGTCTGTAAGCACGCCGATATTGTAGTCTCCGGCGCACACGTCCATGAGATCGCTAGACGCCGACGTAACCCAATCGCGATCAAGAAAATGGTTCTTTGTTCCGCGTTTTAGGCGAAATACGCGAAGGCCGCGGCGGCAAAGATAACAAGCGGCCTCGAATGGCGTCATGGGTAGCGAAGCTCAAGAGCGTGTCTGAATCTATAGATTCGAGTTTCTAGGGCTCTACGACTAATGCCTAGCCGCTCCGCTTCCGCTGCGACAGAAGGCCCGTCTAGAGGGCGTCTATTATCCGCCAAATAACGATGAAATTTGAGCGCTGCTTTACCCGTTGCGGTTATCTGCGGCCCTCTGGGGCCTCGGATCACATATCGCAGCCTGTAAAGCTCGCTGAGTGCGTCTCGACGCCGTTGAATAAACATCGGATCACGATGTGAAGGAAGCATAGTGCGAAACGCAGACTGTCCGTCTGCTATTCGACTAAGCGCTACAAACGCAACTCTTGTTAGCAAGGCAAACCTCTAGCATTCTCAGAAATGAGCTAAAGCGACCCGACAATTGCGGAAAGCCTATGCTACCTCTTAGGCGGGGGAATCGTGAAATCGAGCGCTAGCGCTTGATGCCCAATATCAATAAGTTTTACAGCTAGCTCTGCATTGCCCGCTTGGTGCACGAGCGTCGCCGCGTGCGCGATGTTGCAGTAGGCATCGATAACAGCGCTTCTCGCTGCATCGATTTTACTGTGCGCCGCGCTCAGCACTGAAAAATCCATCACACCACCAACGCAGCTAGGACTGAGCAAGCTAGCCACGAAAAGAGAATGAGCCCGAAAACAATATCAAACCAGTGTAGATTCATCTCTTACGCCTTTCTATAACGCTCGCCTTCCCAACCCGCCGCGACAACGGGGAGGCCGGCGGCCCATTCATTTTGTGCGCACATAATATGCGCAAATTCCTTTAGATCACCTTTACTGTTCGGGACTTCAGAAACGATTTCATCGTGAACGTGCATTACGACTGGATACCCCGCAGCCTCGAGGCGCGGAATAGCCTCAGCCAGGCAATCGCGTGCAACCGCCTGCGTGCAATTGTGAACGATTATTGGTCCCGTCCCGCCGAGCACAACGAAGCGATTAAGCGGGCCACAATTCAAAATGTCGAAGACCTGTTCCTCACATCCGGTGGTAACAGTAAGTGGCTTTCCGGCCAGTTGTTCGCAATCCGGTATAGCAGCGTCGTGACGCCAATTCCCGAACGTTCCGAAGCTTCCGCTACGGTTATTGTGCCCCAAGGCGTGTTCATATGTCGATTGCCGCGTTTGTTCCGGGCTTGAATTTTCATCGGCACCCAACGGCAGTTGGCCGCACAATAGTTCCCGTTGTTGTCTCTCCGGTCTAGCGTAAGTCCAGGTTGATACGTTGGCCCCATGTCGTACCAAAAGCTTTCGAACGCTCGCCCCCATTCCGCGCAAACGGATATGCCGCGCGCGCCATAGTTGTGCCAAGCTTGATGCGTTGGAAGTGTGCAACGATCTATCATTGAGCGCCACACAGCAAACGCCGGATGTTTCGTCATACCGTGCGCTTTCCGCGCGGCGCCTATCAATTCGCGATGCTTGCATCCGCAGGATTTTACACGGCCCTGCTTTAGTTCTGACGCGATATGAACCTTCTCCATCCCACATACGCAGCGCGTGAGCCAAAGCGATTTTCGACCGTTTGAGCCTCGGTACTCGATAGCCGTAAGGAAGCCGAACGTCTTGCCGGCAATATCCGTTGCTCTGTGATGCACAACGCCAACCTTCAACCGTATGAACTAGATGTTCTGCCGTCATGCGAACGCCATCAACAGATAGCGTTTTCGCGAAACCCTTGCTAATCAGTCCATCGTGAAAGGCGAAGCCGACGCCATCCCACAGTTGATCAAACCGAGTGACGCTATCGAGCCGTATCCAGCCGCGACGGGATAAAACAAGAGTATCACCAGCTAAGCAATTCTCGGCTAATAGACCGCCGTAAGCGCGTTGCTGCTTCCATTTTTTAGAGCTGCCAGCTTTGGACGAAACGCCCCAATAAGTGAGGCTCGCCGTCCATTCTATGTTGCGTTCGTGCTCTGCAAGTTCACGCTTATAATCTTCAGCGCATGCGCGGCTCAAAGCGTTATCGACAGTTAGAGCCTCTTTGATCGCAAAGGTAAGTTCGTCGCGCTTCGCTTCCCAATTCATGGACGGAAAACGCTTCATCTCTGCATAAGGATAGGTGACACAACGTCCGCTCGGGAGACGGCATTGCAGGAAGTCGCCAGCTTTGCGGTACTTCACCAATCCGCCCGGAACGTTGATGACCTGGCCGGGATACTCCACGGCTTCAATCGCCGCGTCTTCGAGCGCCCGCCAGAAATGCACAACATGCGGATGCGCCGCGCGCCAACTATCAACGACGATACGGAGCCCGCACCAAACCTCCGGCTCGAGGCCGGCGCGGAAACGCGTTCCGGGCGCCGGGAGCCGCTTTAGTGTGTCGTTCCAAAGCTCTGTCGGAGTGATCGCCTTGACGGCTGCTGCGATGTGCTCCGGCACAACGCCGTAGTTTGCGCCCATACTGATAAACGAACCGATGCCACCGGAGTAACCAAGGGCGAGTTCTTGCACCTTGCCAATCTGCCGCTGGCCGTCATCGTCTACTTGCTCAACAGCGACACCAAAGGACTTAGCGTAAGCCAGCTTATAAAGATCGTGGCCGCGGCCAGCGTCAAACTCTCTGAACGCCTCAACTTTCCATTCCTCTCCGGCCAGCCACGCGAGTACGCGCCCTTCAATGTTCGAATAGTCCGCGGCTATCAGCCGATGGCCGGGTGCCGCACAGATAAAAGAACGGAGCGACCACGAAAGCGCTTCCATTACGCTGCCGTACTCATGGCGAATACACGTCGCGGCGCTGGAGTATCGCAAGTAAGTCATTACGGCTTCGGCATCCGCGGGCTTGAAGCCCTTGCCGGGTCTAGACATATTTTGCGGCTGCAAGCGGCGTCCGGCCCAACGGCCGGTGTTCGCGCCATGGTAGCTGAACAATCCTCGAGCGCGGCCGTCGTGACACGCGCCGGCAACCATGGCCGAAAGTTTTGCGGTGCTGCTTTTTGCAGCTTCCTTTCGGATTTGTAGCGCAGCCTTTGCCGCAGTGCCCTCTAGTTTGGGATCGGCCAGGGCTCGCGCTACGTCGGCTTTCGTTAGGCCGTCAATCTCAACGCCTTCTGACTTCAGCCACGCCAACAAGGCGTCGCGCTGGGTTGCAGTGCTGGCGCCGTTCGTGATCGCGGATACCTTAGACGAGAGTTCCGATTTCTCGCCGTCCATAACCTCGATACCGCGGCGCGCGCTAAACGTATCGAGCTGAACGCCACGCCAATTAATTTTCTGATCAAGCACAAAAAGCGCCTGCTCGCGTTCGATTAAAGGCGGCAAGATCAAATAAAGCTGGCGCTCCACGTCAACGTCAGTTTTGCAATATGCGTAAAGCTTAGCGAAATCTTCCGGGGCGGTCTGCGGCGTGTGAAATTCCAGAGGGTCGCGCTTTCGCGGACGCGCCAGTTTCATCATCACCTTATGGCCGTCCATATCCTTTGACACGTCAAGCCGTAGTGCCGTCGCACAATCACCGAGGCTGCCAGGCATAGACAGCGCTCGAGCCATAGCCATAGTGTCTCGGCACTGCTCCGGCGCGAGTGAAGGCCAGTCGCCGTAACGTTTAGTCAGAACGTTAGCCCATAGAGCAGCTTCAAACGCCAGATTATGGGCAACTACGATCCGCCCGGCGGCAATGTGGGCTACTAGATCAGCAGGAAGCGCTTCACCCGGTGTCCACAACTGAACGTCACCCTCCGGCCAGGCGTAGGCGAGGCAGTGGATGTGCGTAGTTGAGTGCTCAGAGTAAACTTCGGCGCCACATTTTTTAATGTCACAAGCACTAGCCGTCTCAAAGTCAATGACAACCCAATCGGCCAAGTCTACACCCTTACCCTATAGCCTTTACATTCAGGATGAGAACCGTCACCGTTGACGACGCACGGGCGAAGCTGTACGACGCGTCCGCGGTGCGTGAATTGAAGCAGCACCGAATGGTCGCGAAGACTATCCATAAACCCCACGTCCGCGCAGCCGAAGCGCGCGAGTAGCTTTGTGATTTCTTCTCGGGCCTTGGCGCCGCTTGTCGCCGTGGCATAAGGAACAGCCATATATCAAACTCCACTTACAAAAAGACCCGCCCGAATAGCTGAACAATCGGGCGGGTCACTAGCAGCGCAAGCGTCCTGAGACGCCTCTACCAGAGGGAAGATGCGCCGTTAGCAGAACCGTTCGGCATAGCCGCCGGAGCCGTACCCGCCGGAGCGTTTACAGCTTCAAAGCCGTCCGACGCGTTACCCTGAGATGAGAACACCTTGTCTTCTGCGATCAACTGCAAGCCCTGCAAGCCGAACAGAACGCCCCAATTGCCGTTCTTATCGTAAGCCTTCGCGCGAACCTTGATGCGCGCCCAATAGCCCGCCTTGATCATATCGACGGGGATCTTCTGCATGTTCGTGTCGAAGCACTCGACAACGTTGATCGTCTTTGCGTCGAAATATACGCCTTCCGGGCCAAAGCCGTCATAGTCGCCGTTGTTCTTCGACTGCGGCTTAAGCGGAATATGCTTCGGCTCATCACGGTTCTTGCAGTCGCGGATCTCCCACGCCTTGCGGGCGATCTGCTTAAGCGCCGACACGTCAGCAAATGCAGGCACGATGCCGGCGAGCTGATACATCGGCTTGGCGCTGGGATTATCTTTGTTCTCGCGCGGCTTCTCGAGCCACACAAACTGCAAGCGCACCGGGCACGTAATGGCCGTGACGCCTTCCGCGTCCTGGCTCAACACGGCACACGGATATTTCTTTACGAGGTCTTCAAGCGTCTTCTGATCCATGGAAACTCTCAGCTAGAGGGGTTGGCTTGTCGTCCCTGTTATGCGCGTGTTTTTGTATATTGGAAAATTATGAGACGACTTCAGCCGCCTTGAGCGTTACGATAAACTCGTCGTTCTGATAGCCAGTCGCCGCGATGTTCATAACGGTCGGCATCGCTTCATCTTGCTTCCAAACCTTGTGCTCGAGCCAATACGCGACGGCCTCAATAACCGTCGCGGTATTCAACGTCATCGTGTTAATGCCCTTGGTCATCCGACTACCTCAAACCCTTCTGCCGCACGCGCGGCGTAATCGACCGCTTCACGCGGATCATCGTCACTAACCAGCGTAAGCGCGCCGGCCGTCTTGACGACAAGCGGAGCGAGCTTCGCGAATTCCTTTTTGCCTAGGTCTTTCTCGAGGGCCGGCGCGGTCTTCAAGCTCTCTTCCCACACCGGAGCGCCAGGAATGAGCTTATCGATAGCCTTGGCAATCGCTACGTCGCCGCCAAGATCCGGGTTCCACACGCGCTTGCCGCGGCCCTGAACCCATTTGCGCCCAACTGGCAACCGGCCAGCTCGCGCTTCGCTCTCTGCAAGTTCGTCAAGCGCTTTGAGATAGACGCGTATCGGCTCCGCAGCCTTCAAGCGCGCGCCTATGTCTTCGGGGTCAAGCCAACCCTGGCCGGTAGCCGCGACGCGATTATGATGTTCCTCAATTATAGTAAAACCAAAGCGGGCTTCGCGCTCCGCATGCTCGCGGATCGCATCGCACTTGCCGAAAATATTACCTTTGCAGAAGGTGCAATGCTTGCCCGGCACGAAAGGCGCATCGGGCAGCTTCGATTTGGCGTAGTCGTCTTTAAGATCCTGCCCGTGGTCGAACAGATCGAGCGCCGAAATATCCCAACGCTTCACGCCGCCGTTGTTCGGCTGCACAATCCAAATCGTCATCGTCGCAAGGCCGCGCTCTTTAAAGATCTCCCACAGCCCTAGACCGTATTGTGTTGCCTGCTTATTGCCGGCAACGCCGACGCTGATAAATCCGTTCTTGTAGTCGATTAGATCGGCGTGGCGCCTGGCCGGATGATAGATGTAGCAATCCGCCGTGCCGTCGCCGTCCTCAGTGCCGTCGAAGTACGCCGCGAGCGACAAGCGCTTTTCAACGTACAGCTCGCTATCCGGCGTCAGCAGCTTTTCGACCGTGCTGAGATACACGTTGATGTTGTCAACGACGTATTGCGTTAGCTCGCGCTCATTCACGCGCGGCGTCAGCGTCATGCCGATGAATTCTGACGCGTCAAAAATACTCTCTTTGAGACAGTGCTCCGCCCACTCATGCGCGAACGTGCCATCAAGTGCAGCTTGAGAAGTCGGCGGCTCCGGCAACGTGTCCGCGAACACACAAGCCTGAAAGCAGTTGCGCCAGATGTTTGAGAATGACGGGGAGCGCTTCGAATGCGCACGGGCTGCGTGTCCGGTCATGCCGCAATCTCGCCGTACAGCACAGCCTTGAACACTGCAATGCGGTCTGTTTTATCGAGAAGATTTAGCCGCTTGCAGATTGCCGTAGCAGCGCGATGTCGCTTCACGAAATCATAGCTAGCGCTAACAATGAAATTAATATCGTCCTTTCGCCACGACATAAAGTTATAGCCGGCCACAACTTGATAGTGCTCGCTCGCACCTTCCCAAGTGAAGCCGTTGCCTGAAAGTAAGTTAACAACTTTAGAAACGTCGTCTTCACGGCCGGAGGATACGAAGACCAGATAATCAGCGTCCGTATTTTTAGGTGGTGGAAAGCACGTTACACGCGAGCCGCACGCTTCAACTTCGCAGAAGGTCTTGAGAAGCGCGCGAACGTCCGACATTTCACAGACTGTCATTTTATCACCTTCAAAGCTTCATCCGCCAGTCCGCGCCAATAGTTCTTTTGACGCTGCATCAGGTCTTCCCAACCTTTCGGGCTGTTCTCGTCTTTGAGAAAGCGAATGAACAGCCAGCGCGCTACACGTTCGCGCTTTTCGTAGGCGGCGGGGCTCATTTCTTTGTTCGGCGCTTATCAGTCCGAACGTGTTCGATAGCGGTGTCAGGTTTAGCTTTGCGCCAATCCGGCCAGTCTCGAGCTTCGTTGCGAGATTGCTTTCCGAGGATCATATTGACGGCGGTCTGCGCGACAAGCTCCGGGTCGCGTCGCTCACCGCCGCAATAAGCAAGCTGACGGGTCAGTCCGTCCAACCCTAGAATCACAACGTCAACCCATTCCGCAGAATCGCCTTGTCCTTTGAGGACTTCTTTCAGCTCTTTGCGTATGTGAGCAATAACGCCTTTGGTTCGCGTACCCGGCCCGTAGGTGGCATGGGAAAAAGCCATTTGCCGGATAAGGTGTTGCTTTAGGTCCATAGCTCTAAGCCTTTGAATACATCCGCGCCGGTCGGCAACCCCAACGCTTTACGAACCACTTCGGGTTGCCGGCATTCCACTTTGCGAGTTCTGACACGCTCGAGACAACGCATTGCATCGGCGTTAGCCCTTCGCCTGCGAAGGTCAGTTCACGTTCGCGGCAGAGTGTCGGACTGGCCGTTAGACACGCCGTAAAGAACAACTCGATCACGCCGGCAACTCCCGTGCGATGCGCACCATTCCTTCGCAAAGCGCGCGATATTGTTCCGGCTTTGCTTCACGGACACGGCTGATACCAAGCGCGCTCATAACTTGTGTCGAGAATTTCGGAAGCGGGTCAGGCTTCAGCATCATGAAGCGCCCGAACATATCCGCGAGCACGGCTGGCGTGATCTCGCCTTCCGGCATCACGATAGGACCAACGCTCGGCATCGGCGGTGCATCGGGAAGCGTCTGAACATCCGGCGCCGTCGTACCAGCATTGCCGTTTCCGTGGGCTTTCGGAAGCTCTGCAACGGCCGTAGCTTCGGCGGCGCGTGCCGCTTCCATTTCAGCTTTCGTGCGGCGACGACGCTTCGGTTTAGCAGGCGAATCCGCCGTAGCCTCCGAAGCGTAGTCGTCGTCGTGGTCGTCCGCAAGACCCGCTTCCATTTCCGGCCATTCGCCGGGCACCGCCTGTTGAGGCTCAGGTTCGGCATAGGGGGCGGACGGTGCCGTATCGGGGTGGACTGCCGACACCGTCCGCGTCTGGCGCGAGGGAGCGTCGCCAGAACAGTATCTCTCGTAGAGCTTTGCGAAATCCGCCGCGAAACCAGCGTAAAGCGCCGGATTATCGAAGTTGATTTTCACATCAAAAGTAGCGGCAAAGTTCATTTAAAAGCTCTCTTTTCAAAAACCATTGTCGGTCTCTCCCGACTGTCACGTCTAATAGCCGGGTGCTCGGCTCAGTGACGTTCCCTGCCAACCTGGGGAAACGGCAGTTCTTTTCGCTCGTGTGTCCAGACCGCGCGCAGCCCACGAGCATAGGTTGGCACCAGAACAACGCAGCCCTTACGGGCATTCGAACTTCTGAATTAGAGGGGCGAAAGAGCCGTCTAGGCGTTACGCTGCACCGGGCACGCAATCGGCTTTAAGTTGCAGCCGCCCCTCTAATTCAGAAGTCCTTTAGGTGTTGCCTCGCCTAGACCGCCCTCAGCGAGACCAATACCGGGCATCACGACC